GAGGTTATTATATACGTATAATTATAATCTCGAAGACTCTCTTTGTACTCCCTATGAACCCACGTAAAGGAGGATAAACCGTGGAGGGAGGGCACTACCTAAATAGTACCTTTTTTAAGACTTGCTAGATAACGCTTATCAATCATGTTAGTATATTTAGCATCTCTACCATATAAACGATTTCCCTGAGCTTTCGCCCATTCATTCTTATCAGTAAAGGCTTTCATACCACCATCACTCTGTCCTGAGCCTTCTAAGCGTGTAGGTTGAGCAGTGGGTGTACCACGTTTAAGTGACATATATTCTACTAACTGTTTAACTTTCTGTTTGTTACCAGATTGTAGAGCAGTATTATATTCTGTGATAGTATCATTATCCATACCTGTCTCAGCCCATGCTATTAACTCATTGTAGCCTTCTAAGCCACCTGTAAGCTGGTGAATAGTAGAGGTGAAGTTATCTCCTAGAGCTTTCTGACCTTCTATGTAAGCATCTACATCAGCTTTAGGAAACCCTCTATCAGCTAATTCTTTATAAGAGTCTTCTGATACTACTCCTGTCTCTGAGTATTCGTTAACATATTTGGAGAAACCTGTATTATCTGGTTTAGCTTCATCAGGTTTAGAAGGAGTTTCAACTTCTGGTTTAACCTCTTCCTTACTACCTAGTTTCTTCTCTAGTTCTTGATACATTTTTGTTACATCATCTAATGACTTACCTTTAAATTTTTCAGGTACGTTGTCATCAGCTTCGATAGGAGTTCCATCAGCTCGAAAACCCTTTGGAACATTAGATAGATCATCACCCCCTTTCGGTTGGGATTCATTAAACTTGTCCAAAGCCTCTTGATTGGCTTGTTCTTGTTCTACAGCTACTTGGTCTACTACAGGTGTCTCAGCACCGTTGTTAACTACCTCAGCCATTACTTAGCCTTGTTAGCTTCTTCATCAGCTTTCTTCTTAGCTATAGTAGCTTGTCTTTTAGCTTCTGTTTCTGCTTTCTTCTTAGCTTCAAGATCTACTGACTCTCTTTCTTTAGCCTTAGCTTCAAGCTCTGCTAACTCTTTAGCTTCTGCTTCTGCTTTTCTAGCTAATACTAACCTACGTTGAATTTCTGCTGGGTTAGGTGTCATCCATACTGTATTCTTTTTATCTTTTGCTTTAGTCTTATCTCTTAGGAAATAATCTGCATCTGTGAGGGTATTCTTATCTTTAGCTCCCCCAGTTTTTCTCTCGCTCTTTAATTCAAATAAACTTTTTGCCATGTTTCTCTTCCTTTGTTTTTTTTGTTATTATTGTTGTGGTTGTCCGGAGGCTTTAACACCTTCGTCAATCAATCCACTAGCACCTTGTTGCATTAGTGCGTTCTCTTGTGCTTGTTGCTGTTCTTTAGCTATCGTAGCATCATCTTTAATTAACCCTACTGTATCTAGTTCAAGAGCATTAGCCATCTTTTCAATATATGTTCCTATATTCATTCTAGGTAATACTTGATCAGGTGCTCCTAACTCTTGTAGTAAGCCATTGAACTGTCGTAACTTATCCAACTCAGCATTTCTACCTAGTGCTTCAATACCTGTTACGATAACTGGTTCTACGTCCATCTTGGATAACTGTGAACTAACTTCATTGAGCAAGATGTTAGCTAATGGTCTTTGAAACTCTAAGGCAAGTACAGAATATACTCCACCTAATGCTCTCTCTAAGTCACTAGCCATGTATCTGATCTCTGTAGCTGTAGTTCTCTCACTCTCTCTTGCAACACTAGAGGCTACTAAGAAAGCTTGTTCAAGTCTACGAGTAATGATCTCTGACATATTTGAAGCCATTGTTAGATCATTACCTTTATCAACTCTGAGTACAGATATATCCTGTTCTAAGTCACCGTAGACAAACTGACCATTCTCAGCATCATTAAGTTCATCTATATCAAGTTGAGCACCGGGTTTCTTACCAAAGATAACTCTTGCCATTACAGCACTAGCTTCTATTAACATTTGAGATAGACCTTCTAAGGTAATGAAGTCACCTAGATACTGCTCAACTAATCCTCTGCCATAGTTCTCACCATTGATAGCTGACCATCTAAGAGGTATATAAATAAACTTCTCATCGTCCTTATAGGTAGCCATAGAGTCTGCTACGGGTACTGAATTAACGTGTTGGTACTCATACCAGCTACCTTCCTTTAGGACTGCCCTAGTATATATTTCTATGTCCTCATCTTTAACATCTGCACCTAGTTGTTTTCTGATATCTTCTGGTAAAGTTTCATAAACTACAATTTCCTTAGTTACAAACTCTGTAGGCTTACCTTCAAAGTCTCTAAGAACAACATAGTTATTAAGTTTGTAAACCTTTAATGATTTCTCTGTCTTAATACATAAACTGTTTCCAGTAACTATTAGATCCTTAACTGCTGTAAAGGTAGGAACTCTAAGAGCTTCTCTCTCTATCTGCTTCAGGATAACCTGTTCAATACTAATTAGTGTAGCTTCTGCTTCATCAGCTTGTTTATTACCTTCCTCACCTTCTGCTTTCATTCCTTCTTTAATATCATCATCTAAGAGTAATCTAAAGAAAGAAGTGTTAGGAGGTAGTAGTGATAGTAGTAATTTACTAGCTAGGTTGTTAACCAGTCTTGAACCTGTTGCTTGATACGGTGTTTCTAAAGCTGTATTCTCATCATGTCCATCATCAGGTAAGATACTGGGTATAGTAAGTTTAGCACATTGTCTAGCTCTACTTAAGGATACATCCCTCTCTCCATCTAATTGATCAAATCTAGCCTTAGCAGATTCTTCTAATAGTTCGACTTCATTAACTGTCTCTGCCATGCGTGACTCCTATCTTTAAATGTTTAGAGGCTTATCGCCACCTATTGTACCTAGTGGTATCTGTAGTGATTTAGCACCTAGTGTTTGAGCTTTTCTTTCTTCAACTGTAGTATCAACTGTTTCAAGTGTAGCTTGTTCCTCTGGTGGTGGTGCAACGGGTGGTGGTGTTGGTATAGGTGCTGGTGCTGATTTACTACCTCCAGCATATGTTGTTGGGATCTCTCCGGCTACTGCTCTAATTATTTGAAATACTTTCATTCTTTAATCCTTCGTTTGTATTTGTAATATATACTCTGTGCTTCTACTGCTGTTAAATAAGAGGTTGTAGATAATACTGTACCTCCTAACTTCTTCATATTATGTGTACTACTAGATGTATTATAGGTAGTATTAACAATACCTACTTCTAACTTAGTACAAATCTTTGCTAAGGTGTATACAAAGTATGCTATTGATATACCATTCCTAAAAGAAGGCTTGATATACTGATATTCGCACACTACATGAGTATCAACCATGCCTTGTTCGTCGTTCAAGAACACAACCATAAACCCAATAGGTGCTGGTTGTTCCTTAGTAAAGAGTAGATATACTGATTTTATATCTATAGAGTGTCTGACAAATCTTGTGATAGCTGTCATATCTCCTTTAACGTTCTCACCATGTGTTTCTCTAAAGTAATCAGCTACCATATATTCCAAAGATAAAAGATACTTTTCCTCGTACTCTATTACTCTCATGACTTCTTAGCTTTCTGTTTAGCTTCATGTTCTTTACGTTCAACGATATGTTCTATGAACTTCATAACTTGTTGATTGCCAACCTTCATACCAAGTCCTCTCATGTCTGCAACCTTGTCAGGTACTTTGTCAGGGAACTTGTCATAAAGGTCTTTTAATAATTCACCAGTGTCTATAACCATATTCTCTCCTTTATGCTTACATTATATATAGCTTAATTAAAACTATCTTCTCTAATATTGTCAGCTAACTAGGCGTGAAACCTAGTAAACCTCGTTGTAGCGTGTTGTTTAGGGTGTTACCCTTGTTGCCTTTCTAGGAGGCATCCAGTTGATTATTTTTTCACCATCATAGCATCCTCCCTAGTCATCTTAACTACTTTCTTACCTTTTTCAGATCGATAACATACCAAAGTCTTTAACCATAGTTCTCTCTCATCTTTGTAGATAGGTAACTCCAATAGTTTCTCAATGGTATTGACAGCTATCTTATGTTTCTTCAATAGGTCTACAAAGGTTTTAGAAGTCTCTGGTATAGATAGTGCCTTAACTGCTCCGGTAGCACCTACTCCAGTCTTTCCTTTATAGCCATCAGTAGGATCACCAGCGATTACTTGAAAGTATGCAAACCATGTAGCTAACTTTTGACTAACGGTTATGAAGGTGTCTTGACCATAATTGTAATGTTCTCCTACAGTTTGATACAATACATCTTTATCGATAGCACATAGTACATAAGCTTCCGGATCTCTAGTCTTTTTAAACACAACTACATCGTCAGCTTCCCAACCTACTGCTGTAAAGGTGTTGAACCTTTCGACTACCAGAGAGTAAATTGTATTAAAATCTGTAGGCTTTCGTAGCCCGACTCTATTTTGCTTATATCCAAGTGGGTTAGAATCACGAAAGTTTCCCTTTCCAGTAAGATGAAGTTCATAATTATCACATCCTGTCGTCAAACATATTGACTTAATTGTAGCTTCTATACTATTTAGTTGCTGTTCTAAGTTAGAATAATAAGAAGTTTCTTCCTCTTCTTCCCACTGTATGTTGTCTTCAAGTGCAAAACCTACCTTATATAGTAGGCTATCTGCATCGATTAACGCTATCATTTAAGCTCCTTATATTCTTCCCAGTCACAAGGACGTTCATCAACATATTCACCTTCAAGTAACCACTCTCCATTATAGAGGA